CTCTACATAAGCACAGCTTACCTAGAAATGGGTGAAGACTGGAGTCTAGACAAAGCTATAGCAGCCTTCTGGACAGCACAAAGTAACAGATGTCAGTTCCTCGATATAGGCGGCAAATCAACAAGAACTATTGCAGGATTGTATTCAGGCACTAGAAACACAGCCAGAGACAACTCATTAATACATGAAATGTATCAAGAAGTAGTCGCTGAGTCGTTATACAACCTTTGCGGAAAATCCTTAGACATGAAACTAACCAGGAAAAGCGGTGACGATGAGACTTGCATTGTGGATGACTTCATACAAGCCTTGATGTATGTGAGATGTGTTGAAGAGGTAGGATATATAGGAAAAAGGAGCAAATTAATGATAGCCCAAGGCAATAGCGAGTTTCTACAACTCGTACTAGACAAGTCAAAAATACCAGTGTACCCAGTCGCCCCTGTGATTGCAGTGTTCACTTCAGGCAACTGGTATAAGAGACCAGTGAGAGACTATCCCAGCATCATCCCAGCCCTCACTGACCAACTGTGGAACTTAACCCGAGAAGGAATGGACATAAACTTTACCAGAAACCTACTAGCTAGGACTGCGGATTGGTTCATGCAGATACCAACTGAAGACACTCTAATAGGCATCAACTGGACTAAATACATTTCCAAAAACTTGAGTGAACACCCCCTGCTAGCAGATGTAAAACCAGGTGTAGATTGGCCAAAGATAGAGGTTAGGAAAGACTACGACATAAGCAGTCAGAAAGCCACACAAGACGCTCTTGATTCAGAGAACCAATGGTGGGAACTATTTGACCGCCAAGGAGAAAAAACCGAAAAGAAGACTAGACTACAAGACTCATTTGCTAAGTCAATAAGACATGACTTAGACAAGAAATATTGTGAAGAAGCAACTAGAGTACTGGAGCTCAGGAGTGGTCATACCAAATTGAGGGTGGTAGACCCCTACATACGATCAGTTCCTTGGAATGTGCTACTTAAGAAGTCGGCCGGCGGGATGATGGAGCGATATACAGATTCAATGGAACAAGTCTGCATTAAATATAAAGCTCCACCAACACTGATTAAGAGAATCTTGAACACTCCAGACTTTTCTAAGTTACCAGCCAAGATGAGATCGGAGCTCTGGGATGCAATAAAAAAC